GTAAACCGTTGAATTACCATCAGCAACAATATCTACTGTATTTTGAGGCCCGTCTATATCACTATCAGCACCAGCAGTAGCTGTGTTTGCATTTTTATATACCTTACTAGAACTTTGTGCAGACGCTACTGGGCCAACCACAAGATTATGCGTAGCTACACCAGAAACACCTATCTGCCCCGCAAAGAAGCCACCGCCAAAAGCATCACCAACAGCTATAGGACTTGCGCTATTACTTGCTGCACTCAAAGGGCTTGGGCCATAGGCGTTTGTAGCAAAGACTTTGAATGTGTACGCAGTAGACGCTAACCCTGTCACTGATATTGGGGAACTTGCCCCAGATGCACTTGTTGTAGAACTGTCTGAGGTCTTGATTGCCTGAACTGTAAACCCCGTAATAGCCCCACCACCCACATTAGCGGGTGCGGTGAAAGTCACAGAAGCTGAGTTAATTCCAGCCGTAGCCGTACCAATCGTAGGTGCGTCAGGAACCAGCAACGGGTTGTACCCCGGCAAAATAATACCAGCTTGATAGCGCATCGACATAAGAAATCCTTATGTAATTTCTTCAAAGCTGATTGTCGCAACCAAGTCACTTGCCGTGCCAGCAGTCGCGCCAATAGACTGGTTCTCCAGCAAATAGAACGAGGTGGTCTTGTCGGTCACGATCAGTGAAGCGTCTGCTGGAACAGAGATAGTCGAGGCAATAGGTAATGGTGATCCACCTAGCGCAGCAGCAGAAAAGATGCTTACTGTGATGTCAGCCGCCGATGTTCCATCTACGTTGGCAATCAAAATTGAATTGATCTTGAAGACCTTGCCACTTGATGCAGCGTTAGACGCTAGTTGAGTGGCGCTTGTGCCTACAGCAATAGAAAGCGAGTTGCCAATGATGCTTGTGACGTTGACTATGTTTGGGTTTGCCATGAGAACTCCTTCAGATAGAGAATATTAAATCAAAAGCGATAGATTTACCAGCAGTAATACCTGAACTGGCAGCGGCGGCAATTGTTTGGTTAGGCCATGTACCTGTGATGGTAACGTTTGATCCTTGAACCAAACTTGGAGTGGCTGTACCCGAACCGCCATTTACTACTGGAAGAACTCCAGATACGTCCGTGGTCAACACCACCGGGTTACTGACAATCTTTACAAAGTCAGAACCGTTCCACGCTACCAATGCACGGGCGCCAGAGGGGATAGTGACACCAGCCGTTGGGCCAGAGCCGCGAACAACAATAGACCCAGTACCTGCGTTAATTACAACATAAGCTTTGCTCTGGGCAGGAGCTGTAATATTGCGTGTTGTAGCACCGTTACTAGCTGTCCACAAAATGACTGCATTACGCGCCTGATTGTCCGCGCCGTTAGTTGTCGTGAGCGTTACATCCGCATTGGCTGAAAGCGTGACCGTACCGGCTACCGCATCATCGAGCAAGTCGGTAATTGCAGTGTTGACCGTTGCGCCCCAAGTACCTTGCAAGTCACCTGTGGTCGGAAGAGCCAAGCCAAGGAGAGGGGTAAAGTTTGTTACTGCCATTTTTTATCCTTATAGTCCATTCAGGATGCTGATTGCCTGTACGTAGGCTTTACTGGCAGCGGTAGAAGTCTGGTATGTAGGGGCTACACCTGTACCATTAGAAGTTAGCAATTGACCTGACGTTCCCACATTAGTAGAAGCCACGGCAAATCCTGCTGGGTAGGTAACAAACACGTCTTTTGTGCCAGCAGAAAAGTTTAACTCTGATGGCTGTGTGGCTGAACTATTGGACAAAACAGTTGTACGCGCCAGCGTCGTACCAGATGTTGAATACGTGCCAATACCCACTTCCCATTCATTTCCTGTTTGGCTTGCAATCGTATAGAAGGTTGTGTTTCCGTTACCAACTACAGCAAACGATTGAAAACCTGTAGCCGCGCCCGCAAGCGTGATGGTCCCCGTACCAGCCGTGGTAGTGGTTTCTTTTACGCGATCTGCTAATACAAGTGCCATGGTATTTCCTTACACCGTCATTGCAACATTTTGCCAGTTTGGCGTCCCGTTGTCATCTATTGTTGTCCAATAAAAATAATCCGCTGTGCCAACCTGACCTCTAGCTTGTACCCCGGTTATTGCAACCGTTCGACTTGACCCCACTGACCCCACACTGCCATTAGCCACCACACCATCTTCAGTTGGGTTGTTGGTCTCAGTGACATTACCCACATCGCCAGCGGCTTGAACACCAGTCAGGACAACAAAAAATTCTACCGATGAAATAGTTCCAACCGCGCCCGCAGCCTGTGCACCCTGAATACCAGCTTCAATCCCAAGCACCCCAATTGAACCCGGCTGACCAGCGGCCTGCGCACCATTAAGCCCAACCTCACTGCTTTCTGTAACATTTCCAACCGCGCCAGAAGCCTCAACTCCTGTAATCGCTACCGCTACAACTGGTGCATATACAACTGTTCCTACCGCGCCAGATGCCTGAACGCCGGTAAGGGCAACAACTACCGTAACCCCCGCAAGCGAGGCAAACGGTGCTTCAGCGAATGCGGAGATTCCAAACATGGCTACTCTAGCGGGTTACCCCGCCAGTCCTATTAGGTTGTAGCCAAGCGAATCAAAGCAGTCGAAGTTGTATTCGCTGGCATCGTCAACGTGAACGTACCAGCCGTGATTGTTTGCGATCCAAAGGTGTGAACGCTAATTGCCTTGTTTGATTGCGTAAAATTGTAAATCAGCACTGCGTCAAACGCTGTAGCTAAAGTCACTGTGGTGTATGTAATTGAAGCTGACGGAGTAAAAAACGCCACGCCCGCAGTTGCTGAAGCGTTAGTCGAAGTTGGAGCCGTAGCATTTGTTACCACCACGCCACCAGCGGTATAGCCAGTACCCGACACTTCATTAGAAGCGCTGTATGCTGTAGTGCTTGCGTTTACCGTAGCAGTTGTTAGATACAAAGCCGCTTTAAGCGTATCTGTAGTTGGTGCAGTCAAACTGGTTCGCGAAACAAGCGTTGCGGTGCCAAGCTGATGCTCACCCACCATAAGCTGTTGCATAAACGAGGTGCACATTGATTGTGTATTTGCCATTTGAGGCTCCTTTTAAAAATTAACCAAAAGATGCGGCTTCGATTTTCAGCCCCACAGATTTTTTCAATTGAACATGTGCTGAGCGGTGCACAAGTTCACCATCCAACCAATACTCGACCCAAGTGGTGTACTCGTTGTCATTATCAACGAAACCCTCTTTTTTCTCAAGCAGGGCCTCGTCCATTTCACCTTTTGTTGTGTTTACAAGTGCCATGTTTTCTCCTAGACAAGTCGAATAAGTGCGGATGTGCTAGTGTCAGCAGGCATCGTTACAGTGAAAGTGCTGGTTGATATTTTATCGTTACCAAAGTCCAAAACACAAACAGCGCCGTTTGCCCCAGCTTTATAGATCAAAGCCCCACGAGCAGTGATTGCGCCCGTCCAAGCTGCGCTTGCAAAATTGACGTAGATGGTGCTGCCGGTTGTGCTAAGAGCCGTGCTGACCGTGGCTGCTACTACCAACCCACCAGCCGCATAGTTGCCGCCAGAAGCCTCGCCGTCAGTGGTGTACGCCGTTGTCAGTTGGTTCAATGTAGCCAAGTTTGTGTACAGCGCCAAACGAAACGTATCCGTTGCAAAGTTCAGCGTCCCGTTGATCAGCCCAGTGCGCAACGTATTGCAGGAGAAGTTTCCCGTAAATGCCATCAGGTCACCGCCTGTCTATACTGACCAGAACGATACGCATCCTGACGCTCCATACCATCGCCAAGACGTTTAGCTTGTGAAAGAGCTTCTTTGTACTTGCCATCGTAAACAGCAAGTAAGTCTGTCTCACCCTTCATGTAAGTGTACGCCTCAACCAGTGCGCCATATAAGAGCACCGTATCAAAGTTATCGCCCAGCCATGAAGTGCCATTTGCGTTATCCACTGTAGCTACAGAAACAGAAAACCCAGTCCCTGTGCCACCAATATTGGTTGCTGATGCGGATAACACGTCACCAACTTTATACAAGCTCCCGCCGTTACGAAGAGCAACCGCTGTCACAGCGCCATTACTTACAGTGATATCTGCATAAGCCGCAGAGCCACTACCGCCAGTCAACTGCACGTTGTAATATAGACCACTGGTGTAGCCGGAACCACCTGTAGGCGCCCCCAAAGATGCAATTACCGCTTGCACAATAGACACGGGATAGTAGTAAAAATGCAGTTCTACCGTGTACACCGCATCGGGTGTTGGGCCAAGCAAAAACGTCAACTCATTTGTAATTGCGTTACCAACAATGGCTGGGCCAAACAATGCGTAGTATTTGGGAGCGCCCACATCTGTAGTGGGATTTGGGTATGCCGCACGAATGTAGTTCACGTCTTTGTTCAGCAAATACTCGTAGCTACCAGACGCATCAATTACCGCCAAAGAATATGTAGCAAGATAGTCGTTTGGAGCCTGAAGATATTTATTACCGGACTGAACGTTGCCCGTCATATTTTTACGCAAGAACGGAAACTGCACCGTGTTGTAGACACGCTGTTCTGCTTGCTGAATAAAACGGTTAATCTGTTCAATAGCTGTTTCTGTCGATCCGTTGGAAACGGTGAACTCCGGAAAAGTATTTTCCGTGTACGACTGAATATTGTTGAACAGTTGCGAGTAATCCATATCAAGCCATTGGGCCTCTTGCCATAACACCCTTGGTAGCCGCGCCAGTACCACGAATCTTGATACCTGTTGTCTTTGGTTCTTTGTATGGATCACGACTGATGTTGCCAACAGACATGTTCACATCATTAGCAGTCAAGCGGTTACCGCCGTCATAGCCATTGTTCTTGATGTCTACACCAGACTTACCATCCATAGTGTGGGGCGGCGCGTAGACTTTGGCATCGCCAACTTCTTTGCCCATTACCTTTTTGCTGAATTTAGCCATTATTTGCCCCTTGCGTTGCCGCGTTGGTTCACAACTTTTGCCATGCCACGTCCCAGAGTTTTCATCTGAGCGTTTGTCTTGCCGCCCTTGGCAAATTTCGTCATTGGCTGACCGGGATGCAGCTTCTTCTCGTGCTTATGCACGGCTCCAGCCATCATCTTCTTGTCCTGTTTTAAATCCGCTTTGTGCATTTCAAGCTCCTAAGTTACGCTTACCGTTACTGTACCTAATTCTACTGCCAACACTAAATTATTTGGTGTTAAAAGAGTGTCAAACCCACTTGCTCCACCAACGGGGTTGTATCCCCACTGAAAGACCCGACTACCCGCTTCTGGGTACCCAAACCCATCTTGAGTCAGGCTACTCGTCAGCGTAAGCTGTAGACCACTTTGACCAGACACTTCGTAGCTCACATCAGGGCGTGGGTCGCGTACGGCTTGCGGGTCATTGACTGGGTACATACCCAACTGCAACTGCGGCTGATCCGGATCCCAACATGATGGGCACACTTTGATATTGTATGGCTTGGTCTTAACGATCTGCGTCTTTAATTCCTTGAGCATGTACCTCTGCGAACATCTATCGCATTCAGCAATTGCATGTTTGCCTGATGCAAATTTATTAGGCATAGAACATATTTCTTGGCACAAACCTCAGTGGAGAGGTATCGCGGTCTTCTGACTGGGCTAGGTCCCACTGCTGCTCATACTCGGCCTTCAGGCCCATTACTCGCTGGGGGTCAACATTTGGCAGCTTCATGCTCAACAGATAAGCCAACCCGGCCACTATGCAGGGGATAAAGCGGAACGGAATATCTTGCACGGTCACGCCCG